ACGCATTGTTTCGTCAACACGCTGCCAATAATCGTCAGAGCCGACAAACTGTTTGCCGTTATCTCTTTCTAGCTTCTGATGCAGCCCTAGTGCTAGGGATGTCATCTCCACGTCCGTACCCCACCACGCATTGCGCTCTTGCCACGCCATCGTCTTGGAGTCTGGACGGGGTATTTGAGCCACGTCCTGAGTATTTTGTATCTCAGGCTCTGGTTCTTGTAAAGTAGGTCTATAACCCCTGATCTGCTCCAGCCGATAACCAGCATTGGTCATCTTCTCCTGAGCTTCGACAACCTTGTCCGAGTCCCCGGACTCATAGGCTTCCTTATAAGACTTCTTGGCTGCGGCCATTTCCAGCTCGGCAGCGTTCTTATAGGTACTAACGAGCGTCTGTTCCCCCTGAGACAGGGTGCTTTTCAGCCGTTTATTCTCGTCCATAACCCTAGTAGCGAGGTTAATAGCCTCCTGATGTTCCCGTAGGGCGATCTCCTTTTCCCGGCGCTCGTCGTGCCAGACCTTCTTCATCTGCTTCAGACGGGTCTTGACCTTGTCGGAGTATTCCTCCAGCTCGTCGGCCTCTAGCTCATCAACTAGAGCCTTGGGCATCGGGGTCTTACCCCGGTCTTCTACCGGAGTGTCGTCCTCAATCTCAATTTCGGGCTTCTCTATTTCAAACTCAAAGTCGTCCTTTGGGTCTTTTTCCTTAGTATTATCAACCATTTGTGCCTCCTAGGCTCTGGAAATACCGCGAGGGTCTTCGACGATACCCTCCACGGAATCGTCGTTAATGATCCTGAACTCACGCCCGTGAATCTTCAGTCGGGTACCGGAATGGGGGCGCACAAGGATAAAGTCCCCCTGCTTGCACCAAGGGCCGCTGGGGAAACGTGTTGCATCTTTGTAACAGTCAGGGCCCATTTTTAGCACGAAAAGAACAGTAGTAAGGAGCTCTTCGTAACGGACGGTGATATCAGCCTTCAGAAGGCCGCTATCGAACTTGGCATCCACTTCGGGGATAGCGCATAGCATACGATACCCAGACGGGTCCGGTAGCTGCTTGGCCTTAAGTTCGGGGGTATCGGGTAGTACGGTAGTGTCTTCTAGGTTATCGGGGTTTGAGCCGACGAGAAGTTCAGTCATCTGCTTTATTCAACCTTTCTGCGGTTTCGATTATCATGTTGTTTGCAAGGAGAAGCCCACGGATGATCCCGCAGGCGTACTTGTAGTCTCCGAAGTCCTTGGCTTTACCCATGGACATATCTTCGGACAGGCGTAGGCGCTCTTCCTGTATTTTGTCTGAAAGAAATTTCAGTATATCGTCACTCATTTAGGCTCCTTCTGTGTACCTTTTGTCTGTACTTCAGTTTGTTTGCGTGCGTGTTCGGCACGGTTCTTAGCGATATCAACGCCAAGACGTGCACCTTCTAAGTGGTGCTGGGCGTCTATGGCCTCCTTGGCCGCAAGGGTTTTTGCGTCAAGCTGTAGGTTAGCAATACGCTCCTGAGTAGCGATGCGTTGACGGTCAATGTCTAGCTGGCCCGCCTTAGTAGTGGCATCGTCCGTAGCCTTCTGCTGCTTGAGCTGGCTGTCCTGTTGGGCGAGCTGCTGCCTAGCCTGAGCTTCCTGCTGTTTGATCTGGAGCTCTTGCTGCTTGATCTGGACTTCCTGCTGCTTGATCTCAATTTCCTTCTGCTGCATCTGGACGATGGGGTCCTGCTGCGTCTGCTGGGCCTGCTGTTGTGCAGCTTCGGCTTGGTTCTTCTGGAGCAGCTGCTGGGCTGCGGCAGCGGCAAGACGAGAGACCTGAGTTTCTGTCTCTTCGCTCATCTCAGCGTCGGGTGCCGGGTACGGAACGCCAGCCTGTTCTTCAAGCTGCTTACGGTACGCAAACGCCAGATGCTCTTGGACATGCGCAGCGCCTGCGGCCATGATTGACTGCGCCTGCGGGTTCTGGCCCATGAGCTTAGCAATCTTGGGGTCCTGCATAGCCGACGTGTGCACAGTTATATGTGCTTCGTGATCCTGATAAATGAACGCCTTGACCGGCTTGCCATTGAGGATCGACATGTTCTCGCTGACGGGATCACGCGGTTTCTCTTCGTCATCCAGCTTGACGAGCTTCTCAGCGTTCGGAATACCTAATACTTCAAGCATCTGACGATGCAGGTAGGGCATGTCGTACAACTGCGGCGCACCCTGCGCCAACTGCATTACTGCCTGATACTGAACAACCTTCTGCGCCATGGTGGACGCATTGGGGTCCGACACCGGGATCACCGTAACAAGATCGTAGTCGCCCTTCTTAGCACGGGGCGTACCGTCTTCAGGTTCGTAGTCGTAGGACTCGGGGGTGTAGTCCCGGATAATGTCCCGCAGCAGGATAAACTCCTGCTTCATGGCGTAGTGGATGCGGGCCTGCACAGCCGACATCACCTTCAGAGTCCGTTCAAGGATAGCTAGGGTCGTACCCACCGGGCTGTTGGCGGACATGTCGCTAACTTGCAAATCAGCAGCGCCAGCGAATCTACGGCCTTCATCAACGATGGTACCTAGAAGAGTGTAGAGGACCTGAGACGGCTCCTTATACGGGAGCGTCATAATGTTATCTTTAATAGTACCTGAGGCTACGTCTACGTCCCGGAACTCCGCAGGCGCGATAGGAGTGTCGTCACCTTTAACGCGCAGACCTTTAGTCTTGAAACCACCGGGGAGGTTAGAAAGAGTACCAGCGTCAACAAGCTGACGGATAATGCTAGTACCAGACTTAGCAAAGGCACCAATAAGATGAATAAGACCGAAAGCGTAGAACCCAAAACCCGGAATATAAGAGTAGTGAACGAAGTGATTGCGCTTCTGCTTTGTTTCATCATCGGGGTGCCAGTTCCTTCTAATAGCTAGAACGGTTTCTGTGCCCTTCTCGATAGTGATAACATAGGGCAGGGCAATGCCCGTCTCTTCGTCATCATCGTCCTTGTCCTCAAACCCGGGCAGGTCGATATCAACGTGCATCTCAAGAATCTTGAAGCGATCATCAGACGAAGCCCTAAAGCCCATCTTCTCAGCGATCTTCTTCTCGACCTCGTCAAACGTGTTGGTTGGATCACCAAGGTCCTCATCCCGATAGAACCCAGCAGCCTGTAGCTTCTTGAGTTCATTGGGTGTCTTGCGCATGACGTGCGTGACGCGCTCAGCAGACTGGAGGTTACTGGCACCGTAGGGCACGACGACATCTTCAGCCGGGACAAAGATAGAGACCTGCCGTCCGAGGTTCGGATCGTAGTATACTTTCTTGAAGGCGTTACCCGACAGACCCAAGCCCCACAGCATCCGCTCATGTTCGGGCCGGTACTCGGCCATCACGTCGGTCAACTGGTAGTTCATGTCAGCAGCGACACGAATAGAAGCGTCCTTCTTCTCCGGGGTCTCCTTACCGATGATCTGGGTCTTAACCGGGCCAGCGGCGGGGAACGTACTCATCATGGTCTCGGCTTGGAACTTGACCAGTGCTTCGGATAGCAGAGGGTGGTAGACACCACACGCTCCCGGCCACGGCTCGGTGCGGTCTTCGACCTTCAAACCAAGCAACTCAAGGCCGTCCACGTAGGTCTGAATCCAGTCCTTACGGGCGCTAATATCTTCGTTAAAGTCACCCAGTAGATCACCTACTAGGCTAGTTAATTCCTTCTCGTCCATCTCGTCGGCAAGGTTAGCGTTGAACTCGTCGTCCTCGTCTTCCTCGACTTCTTCTACGTCGGGCTCCTCGCCCTCAATAATAATCTCCAGATCAGGTCCTTCCTGCTCTGGGTCGATTGCGGCTAGACCCAACGGGGCTTGGTTTAGTGCCTTGTCGATAGCCATCAATAGTACCCTTCAAACTTACGCCTGAACTGCTTCTTCTCTTCAGGCTCATCCAAGCTTGTCTGTATATACCCACCCTTGCGGAAACGCATCAGGGCCAAAGACACAGAGTCAACATAGTCATCATGCTCACCAGCCGGGAATTCTGCCACCTCGTCAATAACTTCCTCGGCCCAGTGGGTACCGGGGGCCCAGACCCTGCCACTGGCAAACAGGTCGGACACGGCGTTCAGACGACTGATTTTATCGTTACCCTTGGTCGGGGTGAACTCCTGCACTGGGATGCCCATGGCCCTCATCTCATATATAAGTGGGGCACCGCTGGCCTTCTTCTCGATAATGACCGAGTCGGGCTTCCAGTCCTTATATTGCTGGATGGCGACCTGTTTTAGCCGAGGAAACTCCATTCTTTCCCGGAAGGCGTTCAGCAGGATGATGTTTGCCTGCGCTACCCCAGTTGCGTCGGGGTGGTAGAACACCCCCCACAGAGTCAAGGCCGAATAGTCGCTTCGTTGGCTCTTTTCGAAGGCCGTATCCCACGCCATTAGGGTAAAATTGCACTTCGGGGGCTTCTCATCCTCCCAAATCTGCCACCAATCCCGCTTAACGATGGCCGAAGTCTCGGATGTCGGGTTCTGCTGGTACTGAGCCATCCATTTTGAGTTCGGAAGCTCTTCTTTTAGGGCCGTAAGCTCCTCAAGTGACCAAAATTCAGGCCAGAGGGGGTTCCCAGAGGGTAAAAGTGCAGGAAACTCAATGACTTCCCACTCCTCACCACCTCTTTGGGCAGCTGCCTTGAGCACTTGGCCCGTCAAGTCCTTCTTGGACCACCGAGTCATCACTACAACGATGGCCCCACCCGGCTGGAGTCGCTGCCGGGGTCCCGAAGTGTACCATTCGTAGGTCTTATCGTAGATATCTGGCTGTGTTTCGGCTATCGCGGCCTCCTGTTCGGAGTGCGGGTCGTCGATTATGAGCAGGTCGGCACCTTTACCAGTCACCGCACCGCCAACACCGATGGCGAAGTAGTCACCACCCTTGGAAGTATTCCACCGGCCCGCCGCCTTACTGTCTGCCTGCAAGACTAGTTCCGGGAATATCTTATGGTAGTGCTCTGTATCCACCAAGTTACGGACCTTGCGTCCGAAGCCCACGGCCAGCTCTGCCGTGTGGCTAGTCTGGATGACTTTCTTGCCCGGGTCCTTGCCGAGGAACCAAGCTGGCAGCAGGTAACTGGCAAACTCGGA